GGCTGCATTCTCTGGGAATGTAAGCGCAGTGGCCTCTGTAATAAGACCCTTGACAAAACTGTTACGCTCTATACTACTCTTCGCTATAGGCATTCTTAGTTTTTCTCACTCGTTTCTTAGGGATGTATGCAGCGATTGCTCTGTCTGCTTCCTTACGTGAGGTGTATAGCCCACTCAATTCAACGGGCAACTGACCACCACCATTATACTGTACTCGGTAGCCATGTGGCCCCTGTACTGCTTGGAGTTCTTTAGTCATTATAAGTCCTGAATGTCTACTAGATTAGTGAGGGCTGGGTTACGTCCACCTCGTCCCTTCCTACTAGATCGTGCGTAGTTAGCCATCCGTATACCACCGTGTGCTCTCCAGCTCTTACGAGACATAGCGTTACGCTGACGTAGAGCCTGCTGTTCCGCCTTGTTGTCTGTCAGCTGTTTAAGCCGTGAGAAGCAAGCTGCTTTAGCCTCAGCCAATAGCCGTGAGAAGGCTTCGTCTGGTAGGTCTGGGATGAAGTCGTTGTCCAGCGTCCATGAGGGGCTTCTGAAGGCCACACATTGGCTCTTGCTGGTTTGTAGTGTACTGTCCACTGCACTGTCGAAGCTGTTAAACACCACCCACTCGTCATCAAAGCTAGTCCAGTAGGTAGGGGCTTGGTCGTTCTTAACAGCAATGGCTACACCTGAGTAGTCAGTCACTGCCTGTACAGCAGCATCGTCTATGTTGTACCCATTAACTATGTGCAAGAACTCATCAGGGTACTTATACTGTACGTCCTGATACTTAGTGCGTGTCTCACCAGTCTTAACCTTGTTATACTTCAACACCTGCAAGCTCTTAACGTTCTCAGGGAGCTTCATGTGTGTAGGCTTAGCTGTATCACCACTGGCATCTAGTGCCATCAGTGTACGTAGGTGAGGCCAGCTGTCCTTGCTGTCGATCATGTCATAGAATGAGCTACGAATGATCTGAGCCACCTGTAGACTATCAGGTGTATCGTTAATGTCATTCACTTCATCGCTGTCCATGTCAGACAGGATGTCTTGAGTCATCTCAAGCAGGGTCATTTTAGGCATTATACATATTCCGGAGTTCGTTTATTTGTTCGGACATACCAACCGTTAGTAACTACTGTGTCTAAGTTTGTCCCACAAAGGATATACACCTCTGCTGGATTGTCTCTTGTGTTAGTGTCACCCATGTACACACTATACCAAGCAGTGAACTGATAAGTTCCTCCATCTCTCCACTCTAACCTTTTAACAAGAAGGTCGTAAGGAGATGCACCGACACCTGGTCGGAAGATAATACTAACATCGTCGTTAGCACCGCTTGTAGTGACAGTGAAGTCAAAGCGGATGTCTACAGAGTCACCTAAATCTAAATGACTAAAATCAAACTGATTTGTAGAAGTATTCCAGATGTCAGGGTAAGTGGGTATCTTGTAGGTTTTGTTTGTAAAAGCCCCATTACCGTCGTTCAGCACCTTTTCTGGAACATCTACTGCTGGGGCAAGTGTTGGTGAGGCTAGATCGTTATAGTCCTCTACACCTGTAGCATACGGGATAGCCCAAGAACCGCTTCCAGAACCGTTAGCCACATACACCTGATTAGCCGTAGCTGTAGCAACACCTTTAGGCTCATGTAAATCGCTTGTGCTTAATGCACTATGCTCTACTGCCATCTTATTCTCCTATGTTACCGTACCTGGTACGATACCATTTAAATTATGAGGAAAGGAGGAAGGGCTTGCGCCCCTCCCCACAGTCCATTTGGTTTAACTACCGTCTTGCGCTGAGCTGAATCGTGAGTAACGAATTACAACTCGTGCTCGACCACTACCAGCAGTAACCGCAGCAGTTGTACCTGATACAAGAACAGATACAGCACTGTCAGCTGCTAATGCAGCAGTAGGTACGTAAGTACCACCACCTGTTGCATCAATTTCGATAGCAGCTACGTCTGGCTGTGCTACAGCAAAGCCGTTTGCAGCTGGGTCAGCAGAATCACCGATGCTGAAGATGTTATCAGCATTGCCTACAGTAAAGGCTTCAGTAATTTCTGTAACACAGTTGACAACGATGCTACCAGCAGGTAGTACAAGGTCAGTGGCAAACGAAGTAGTACCGTTGAAGTCGTCGCCAGTGATATACACTACCGCTTCCTTAACTGTACCACCGTTACCAGCAACCTTACCACCAGATACAACACCAGCTTCGGTATCACGAATACCGTAGTGGGCTGATGTAGGCNNTATGACATTATTTATTCTCCGATTAGTTAGCTACAGTGAGGGCAGAATCAACATAGATAACACCCAGCGTGTCTTGACGCTGAACACCATCACCCCAGCGAGTTTTAGTAACAAACTCATCACGGCCTTTGCTGATGTCACGATCAGTTTCAGTAGAAGGAGTTTGTCTCCAAGCTACCATTCCTGGTTTGCACTGGTCATCAGCTACACACATAAAGAT